CTCAATGCGTTGTTTACTGGTGACGATCCATTTGCGGAACAAGCACCAAGCGCAGAACCCAGTGGTGGGGATGACCCTGCACCTTTCTGAGATGTTACGGACTGACATATCAAACTCTGCGTACCATGCGCAGGGTGAGTTGAGTCGGAGTGTGGCGTGGTCTTTGATCACGTCATGCCCGGCCAAGGTGTGGCATAGGATGAAGAACCCCACTCCTGACGATGCGAAACATTTTGTGATTGGCGGATGCACGCACACGGCAACGCTTGAACCGTTTAAACTCGAAGATGAGTATGCGGTCAAGCCCGACACGATTGACGGGAATAGTTCGAGGACCAATGCATACAAGGCGGCATTCCAAGAGATGCAGGATCATGCACCTGACAAGCGTTGGTTAACTCAAAGCGACTACGACTTGTGCATGGGTATGGCAGACTCTGCACGGGAACATCCGCTTTTGAGGACGTACTTGGGCAAGAGTGATACGATTATCGAGGGAACCGGATTGTTTGGATACCAGGGTGCGGACTGCAAGGTCCGTCCCGATCTATATAACGAAGGCGCGGGTGTGGTGCTTGACCTTAAGACTACCCAAGAGGGAGATCCGCGAGGATTTTCACACTCGGTTCGTAAGTATGGGTATGATTTCCAATCCCTTTGGTACATGGAAGGGTTGCGTTCAATGGGTTACAACCCCAAGCAATTCATCTTCTTGGTCGTTGAGAAGTCACCACCCTTCCTTACGAGTGCTTACACTATAGATGCATCTCAACTGGAGAAGCAGAAGCCACGCATGGGTGAGGCTTGCCGGATGTGGAAGGAGTGCATGAAGTCAGGTGTATGGCCAGGATATGGTGATTACATCCAGACCATTGGCACTACCGAACGCTTCGAGGTTGCGAAGAATCGATACTCGATCACGGATCTTGCGACCAAGTTCAAGGTGCCAAGGAGTCGCGTCTACGGACTGATTGCAGAACATAAGCTGAAGAGTGAATACTACGGAAAGAAGCGTACCATCAACCTTACTGAATTCTCGAAGGCAATCAACACACCGAGGAAAGTAGCATGAGTGGAAAAGTAATCAAACTGATGACGACGAAGAAAGCGTTGGCTCTTACAGGATATCGCTCAATCAACTCATTGTTGCAACTACACCAATCGGAGGACGTTGCATTGACTTGTTACAAAATCAAGGGTGGCCGAGGACAAGGCGGAATCGACCAAGCCTGGAGTGTGGCGGAGTTGAATAAATTCATGAAGGACAATCATCAAACAACGGAGGAAAAATGGCTAATAGATTAGAACAAATAAGGCGGATCAAGCAGGGTATTGGATTCGCAAAGGAACATGCGGAGAATCGTGACTGGCAGGGTGCCATCGTTGTCCAAGGTGCATTGATCGAGCAACTCTTGGCGGTAGTGGAGGGTGAGGACTTTGATCATCATAGCGATCCCGATGTAAACATCACCTTCACAGAGGAATGCGATGAGTAGCTGCATCGTCGCAATCGACCCCGGTGCAAGTGGTGGATTTTGTCAGTTCGTGGATGGGGAAGCAGTGTGGGCATGGAAGTTCACCAGTTATTCCGATTTCGTTGCCGACATTATGGATCTCATGGAGAACCTTGATCACACGGTTGAGTTTATCTTGGAGGACGTACCACCATTTGCGGGTAAGAACATCCCATCCAGTGCAGGGTTCAAGCTAGGTAAATCCTGCGGCTTTTATGAAGGCGTATCCCGTGGGCTACAACTGCCATGTCACATGGTACGTCCCCAAGCATGGCAAAAGGGATTGGCTAACGTGGCAGGGCAGGGTGGTGCCAAGAAGAAGAGAATACTAAAGGACCATGCACTAAGGCTTTATCCGAAGCTCGGAAAGACTGTAACACTCGCGACAGCAGATGCAGTCTTGATCGGACATTATCACACAACAACAACAACACATAAAGATATATGAACACAGCAATACAAAAAACAGAAATCGCCCCATCCACATACTTCTATGACCCGCAACTTGGAGTCTATATGACAATAAGGACAATCGATCCAGTCATGGCTAAAGAGTTACTTGCGGGTCAACGTAAGAACCGCAATATATCTCAATTTGCAGTGAATAGGTACAGGGAGTTTATGATTAAAAATCAATGGTCAGTGAATGGTGAACCGATTATTTTCGGAGGCAATAAATTGATCGATGGTCAGCATCGCTTGAGCGCTTGCGTGAGTTCTGGGAAAAGCTTTCAAAGCGTTTGGATTGAACTCAAGGATGATGGTGCATTCAAAACATTAAACCAAGGTAAACGCAGGAACCCCGCAGATGTTTTGTCTATCGAAGGTCACGCTAATGTAACTGTTTTAAATTCAGCTATAGCTATTCTTGGAAAGATTGACGAGGCAGGAGAGTTGCCCTACCAGGGTTTTGGTGGTGGTACGAGAATACCTATATCTAATCACGAAATTGAGGAATGGGCTAAGAAATACCCACACCTTGGTATATCGGTTAAGAAGTGCCAAGCTTGGTATAAAACCTTTCGTTTGAAAAAGGGTCCATTCGCAACACTTCATTACCTTCTAAGGGAATCGGAAACCCACCGGATTGACTTCGATGATGAAACTCCAGATTCAAATGCGGATAAGTTTTTTGAATCGCTTTGCACTGGGACTGACCTATCCAAGGGTAACCCGATCTTGCCATTCCGTAATCACTTGATTCGGATGATGTCTGCAAGTGAAAAGATTAGTCCACACTTCATCATTCGTGGTGGAATATTGGCTTACAACGCTTGGCTGAGTGGGCAAAGTACGAACAGGTGTATGGTTGGTCGAATCACGAAACTGCCAAAGATCCTCAAGGCGAATGGATGAAGCGAACTCTTCTGAATTCAAACAAACTAGTGGCGAAACTGTAGCACAAGCCTCCCTCCGTCTGGCGGCAAAGTACGGAGTGGAGGTTGCTACCGCCAAAGCATGGGTACTGGGTAAACGAGATCCCAAGCTTGGCCTAGTCAGGCTGAACAAGTCTCGTAGGATGGATGAGAATTTAAGAGCTATGGTGGCCTTTGCGTCACCTGGTTATACCTACACACTCGATGACATTGCCGAGGTGATCGGTTGCTCAAAGGAACGTGTCCGACAGATACAAGATTCTGCTCTGCGAAAGCTTAGAAGACGAACAGATTACTTAAAAAAAGAAATAAAAAAACAATGATAAAAATACTACAAAAAGCTATATTTCACTGCCTCTTCCTATTGTCACTAATTGTATTCTTATGGTTAGTCTTAGGGTTTTTCCTCACAGTATTGGGTGTATAATCATGTGTAAAAACAACGAAAAGAGAATTCGTTTTGCACCCGTCCCGCTTGCCATTTTGGATGAGTATTGTGAACTCCACGGCATGACACCAAGTGCCGCAATATCGCCACTAATTACGGCTTATTTGCGGCATCCCTCGCGCGCATCGCGTCATTCTTTACAGAATGAATATAATATACATAGCCAAGAAAGTGCGGATTTGCCACAAATTGCGGCAAAGCAAAAACCAAAACCTCAGAAGAAAAACAAGACTTCGATACCCAAAGATTTCGATCCACCAAAAGCGATTTGCGAGGAAGCCGGAGTGGACCACGAAAAAGCAGTTAGGTTTTTCAAAGCCCAAGCGGAAGCAAAAGGATATACCTACGCAAATTGGAACAAGGCTTTCGCATTAGCGGTCAACGGTTGGCTCCCGCAAAACTACCCTCAGATTTTGCAGACCCGACAAGAGAACGAATTCTAAGATGGATTACGACCTGGCGGAAATTGCGGTACTCTCCGCATCCATGAGAGATGAGTCGGGCCGAGGATCGGCTACCGCATTAGAGCATCTAACCCCCCAAGATTTCTCATCCCCCGAAAGGCAACGCATTTTCAAAGCAATTGGAAACCTCGCCCCAAAGTGTAACGAGATAGACATCCTCATTGCGGAACCATCCTTGGCGGATTCAATTACTTTTATTTCGGAGCAGTATGGAGGTGGACAAATCGAGAGGTACGTTGACTACCTCATTGAACACCGCAACCATCGTGCAATTGAGTTGGCGATACTCAAGGCACAAGACACAATCAAAGACGGTGGTACAGCAGAGGAGGTTGCTTCCTCCTTTACCCAAAGCGTAGCCAAGGCACTGAGTAAACGCAAAGGGCAGGTATCCCTCAAGGATGCAGCTACCCAAGCA